CGCCGATCAATACGGTCGTTGGCTCGCCTACTTCGCCGCTGGTGAGGACTGGCAGAACCAGTACTACGTGGTGGCCTACAGCGCTGCCGGTCTGACCGCCACCCACACCGGACGGCTCAACACCCTGGTGGGTCACACTCAGCAGACGGCCGTGCGGAACGTTGCCAAGCAGGAGGGCTGGAACAGCCCGCTGGTAGCCGTCAACATGAACCTCACCAACTGGGCCCAAACGATCCAGGTGCCATCCGATGTCGCCGTCTCGTCGTGGTACGTCAACCTCTACAACAACCAGGCTCCCGGTGGGTGGGCGTACCTTTCCCCCGGTACCTCGACCACTCGCAACCTGCGTCACATCTTCGCTGGCGTTGGCGACCCTCCTGTTCTCACCTATGCCAACCCGACCGAGGGCTGGTTCAGTTACGTCTACTGGGGCCAGAACAAGGGCTGGGGTTGGTACATCGAAGGCAGTGGATATTCCGCCAACTCCACCGGGCTCTATTGCATCAAGGGCCACCATCAGATATGGGGCACTCGGCATTACACCGTGCAGGAGACGTACGAGACTCGGGCCTTCAAAGACAACTCTGCCTGGAACACGTAGTAACTTCCCCCACTCATGGACAACAATGTCGTTATTGGTGGAGCACGCCGTCTCAGTGTTGATGTCGCCAACCTCAACTTCCGGTTGGCGATGCTGGAGTCCGAGCGAGATGCCATGACGGAACTGGTGATGCAGTTGACGCCAGGCTTCTGGGAGCGCTCGTTTCTCGATCGGTCATCTGGTCCGGTTCCCGAAGGCAAACAGGATGAGCCGGTTGAAGTGCCGTGGGTCAAGATCGAGGGCGAGCAGGTTCAGATGCTCGATCGACTGATCATGATGTTCCACGATCTCGTCTGACCCCTGGTGTAGGGTTGCCTCGTTCTCGGCCAAGCGGGTCGAGAGCCCAGAAGCACAGCACGGAGAGGGTCGGATGGACAGCATCCGCATCAGCCAAGATTGGCTGGACAACCTGTCGCGTTATGTCACCGACCTTGAGAACGACGGCTACGACGCTGCCGAAGAGAACGTGCGCTTCTTCCACGAGCAGATGGTCGATAAGGCGCGCACCACGAGCGGGTGGGAGCACCTCGCTGACGAGATCGAAGTGTGGTCCCAGGACGGCCAACTGTGGGTCGGACTCCGCAACAAGGCCTACGTCTCGGAGGCGTGGCTGATCGAGTACGGCGACCAGGAGAATGCTCCCAACTCGCTGTTCCGCACCCTTCAGAGCCAGGTCGGGCTCACCAATGAGAACGCATCGGCCTCTGCGATAGCTCGGTATGGAGCGGGGAGGGTGACATGACCATTCGCCCCTTGATCGCCCCGCCTGACATCCATCAGCACGTCGGCTTCATGCTCGCTGAGGACGAGGCGCTGAAGAGCTATCTCACCGGCATACAGGTCCCCGGCCAACGGCCTGAGGACCCTCCCATTGACGTGGGCGTGTGGTTCCGCTGGCCGACCGGTGAGCGTCAGATCAAGTACCCGTTCATCACGATCGACTCGATCACCGCCGAACCCGCCTATGAGTTGTTCCACTCCAACCACTGGGAGCCGATCGTTGACACGGACGGCAGCACCTTGTACCGACCGTCGTTCGCGCCGGAACTGCCCGAGCCCAGCATGGGATGGGGGGCAGGGGACTACCAGGTGCTCAACTTCCTGCCGTTTAGGTTGGTGTACCAGGTCAACGTCTACAGCCGCTACAACCTGCACGACCGGTACCTGCGGTCGATCTTCGCCACCGATGTGTTCCCACAGCGACCCTGGTGGATCGGCGTCGATGCCGACAACACCTGGCGGCGCACCGAGCAGATCGGCTATGCCGCCACCGACTCATCGGAGACGAACGAGTCGGGCACCAAGCGCATCTTCCGCAAGGTGTACTCGATCCAGATGCTGGCCGAGGTTCCGCAACAGCGGCTTGCCGACGCCGAGTTCTACAGGGTGTTCAAGGTGTTCATCTCGGCATATGACCGGGAGCGCCTGGAGCACTTCTTTGATATTGCCCATGAGGGCAAGGACGTACCAACGCCCGCTGTTCTTCCGTGACACTGCCGCCTGGCTGGGATAACCGATCGTCGCACTTGACGTAAACACGTCTTACTCATCGCAAGGAGCGACCCATGGTTATGACCTACCGCCGTCCCGGCGTGTACTTGGAAGAGAGTCTCCTCGTCAATCCCTCCGATACGGCTGGCACTGTCACAGTGGCAGCATTCGTCGGGGTTGCACAGAAGGGGCCTGTCAACGAGCCCGCGCTGGTCGAGTCCTGGAGCAGCTACGTCTCGCTGTTCGGGGACTTCAACCCCATCACAGTCCCGCCGCCCGTGCTCAACGTCACGTCGCGTCTCCCATCATCGCCAGCCACCCTGGCTGCACTCAAGGGTGACGCCGCCAACGGAGACGGCAAGTACGTCGGGCCCGATTTCGAAGCAGGGCAGTACGTCCTCCTCGGTGACGCCTCCAAGGCGCATTACCTGTTGCCAGCGCTGGCGACCAACCGAGGTGCCGCTGTTCCCAACACGATGTATGCCGCTGACCCTGATATCACAGCGTCGGATGCGCCCAACGCTGCCAAGCTGGCCGCCGAAGGTTTCGTGGCCTCCCCGACATCGGCGTGGACCTCCGGCCAGAAGTTCTGGATCGGTGGCTTCGCGTTCTACTGGACAGGCTCCGCTTGGGCTGCAGGTCAGGTCGGTGGGGGCACTGTCAACGCCAACAACGGAACGTGGGTAGCTGACGCTTATCCCGGTACCCCGGCATCCAAGCTGCCTCCGGTGCTGTCATATCTGCCGTTCGCGGTCTACTCGTTCTTCCAGAACGGCGGGCGCTTCGCCTGGATCATCCGTGCGGTCGATGACGAGAGCGCTGGGGCGTACTCCACGATCACGATCAATGGCCCTGAAAACGGGGAGGCTTCGAATCAGAGTTTCAAGCTCATTGCCCGCTCGGTCGGTGCCTGGGGGAACAACGTCCAGTACCAACTGGTGACGCGCCAGACGGTTACCGATGATCCCTCCAACCCCGAAGACATCTTCACCCTGCAGATTCTGTACGGCAACGAGGTGGTCGAGACGTGGCAGAACCTGTCGATCAAGGGCACCATCCCCGGCACTCGACGCATTGACACAGCGCTCAATGATGCCTCGGGGGGAGCCGGTTCTCAGTATGTGCGCTGCATCGAGGTGAACACTGATAACCCGCAGCCCATCCAGACGGACACGGCGATCGCCCTGACCGGTGGCGTTGACCCAGGTGTTCCCGGCCCGGACGGACTGGTGTCGGCGGCACAAGACCAGATTCCGAGGCTGGAAGGGCCGATCACCCTCAACATCGTCGGCTACCTGGAGGATGCCCGCAAGCAGGATGCGCTCGACGCTTCCTCGGTGTGGGTCAGTGCCACCATGTCGTCGGCCTCGTTCACCGATCGCCAGGACATCTTCATCGTCAACGACTGCGCTCCCCCGAGGGACCCTGGTAACACATCGGGGAGCTACAAGACGAAGATGATGTCGTACCTGGGTCAGTATCTCGGGGACAGCTACTCGGCTGCCTACGGGCCGTGGATCATCATCCCCAACCCCTCATCGACCGGTAGCACGATTGCCATCCCACCGGGTGGCGCTGTGATCGGCATGATGGCTCGCATCGACTCCACGGTCGGCGTGTTCCGTGCTCCAGCCGGTGTGATCGCCGGACTCAGCAATGCGGTCGGCGTGCAGACCAGGTTCAGCGACACCGAGCTTGGCGACCTCAACGCCCAGAACATCAACGTCATCCGCTCGGTGGTGGGCGCTGGCATCTGCTGCATGGGTGGTCGCACTCGCAAGACGTACGGCGCTGACCGCTACGTCTCGGCACGGCGCACGCTCATCTACATCAAGGAGGTGATGCGGCGCACGACCCAGTTCGCGGTGTTCGAGAACAACGATCAGCGGTTGTGGACCGCATTGCGGATGACCGGGGAGCGAGTGCTCCGTCCGCTGTGGGAGCAGGGCGGCCTTCGTGGGTCAACCGCTTCCCAGGCCTACTTCATCCGCTGCGACTCCACCCTCAACACTTCGGCTGTGATCCAGTCAGGCGAAGTGCGGATGGAGCTTGGTGTTGCACTGGAATACCCGGCTGAGTTCGTCATCATCCGCGTGACGCAGTTCGACCAGGGCCTGTTCACCACCGAAGTCATCCCAACGGCCTAACGATACGGAGGTATCACAATGCCAATCAATGGACCAAGCCTTGTGGACCGGACCCGTATGCGGGCCGATCCAGTGAGGAACTTCAAGTTCCAAGTCGAGCTTTACCACGGCGACTCCAACCTCAACAACGCCATCGCGAAGATGGGGTTCATGTCGGTGGAAGGCATCGCCATGAACACCGAGATGGTGGCCTACCGCGAAGGCGGATGGAACACCAACCCGCACAAGCTGCCGGGGCAGACGGACTTCTCCCCTGTCACGATGACGGCGGGCGTGTTCCAGACCAAGCAGGGCATGTGGGACCTCGGTCGCCAGATGTTCGCCGTCCAGTGGGGCCAAGGCACCATCGTCAAGGGCGGCGAGTTCCGCTTCGACATGGTGGTGCGTGTGATGGATCACCCGGCAACAGCCAACCCCGGCTCGGGCTCGCCCGGTGACGGCACGGCCGGTGCGGTGATGGCCTGGCAGTTCTACAACGCCTGGTGTGCGAGCGTGAGCTTCAACAACCTGAGTGCCATGGACAACGCCATCCTCATCCACCAGATGACCGTCCACCATGAGGGCTTCGAAGTCTTCTTCGACAGCGAAGCGCTCACCCTCGTCAAGCCCCCGTACCAAACCGCCGCAGGGGCAACTGCGGCTCGATAGT